ATTTTATTAGTAAAAAGGTTTACTAAATCAGGAAATTATTATAAAAAAGAAATTTACTTACTTCATATTTTAAAAGCAGATCCAAAACACCATTACGCCTTACTTGAACTAATGGATTTATATACAAGTACTTTTCGATATAAAGAAGCTTTAGAGATAATTGAAAAGTTTTTACAGTACTATTCAGAGGGAGATCAAAAGCTTGAGCTTAAACTAATAGAACTTTATATAAAAATGGGAAAATATGCAACTGCTGCAAGTACTCTTAGTGAAAAACTAAAACAAGATCCTAAGTTACAAGAATTAATAAAAAAATTTAATTTATTAGATAAAAGAAAAACTTTACAAAAACTTATTCAAGAAAAAAAGACAAAATTTAAAAACCTAGAATATCAAAATCAATATGATTTTAAACTAAGTTTTGAAATTTCTTTACTTTATTTGATGTTAGGTAAATTTTTTGAATCAGCAAAATTTTTAATTTACTCTAAAAAGTTAAAAGAAGAAACAAAGATGAAGTTAAACTAAATAATCTAAGGAAACTAAAATGTTACAATTTCTCTGGAATCAAATTGCATATCTCGGAACTAATTATACAAAAGATAGCTTAGAACATAAATATATTATTTTAATCAATGGACTTACTTTATTTACATGTATTTTTAGTGTATCTGTCGTTAGTATCTCTAGTTTTTTTATTTTTACTTATTGGTTAATTATACCTGTATTGTATACAATTTTATTTCCACTTGTATTTTATTTTCATAAAAAAGGAAAGTTACTTTTAGCAAGAATTTATTTTATTTCTTTAACTTTGATATATCTTTCAGCCTATTCGATTTTAGAAGGAAATCAAGCAGACGCACATTTTTTCTTTTTACTTATTGCAATTGCTTCTTTTTTTTCTTTCCCTAAAAGAGAAATAAAATGGTTAAAGTTTAGTATTTTTTTAGCTTTTATTTGCTTTGTATGTTTTGAAATCTTTCATTCTCAAATTCCCACCCAACTTCCTTTTCCTGCAGAACTAAAAGAATTTAGAGCTAAATTTGTACATATTGGTTATGCAACTCTTTTTTTAATTTTTGGTTTTTACATTTACTCTACGTTTCAAAAAGCCGAAACACTAGCTCGGATTGAACATCAAAAATCAGAACAGCTTCTGCAAAATATTTTACCAATACCCGTTATACAAAAACTTAGAGAAAATCCAGAAATTATAGCAGAAAAGTTTGAAGAATGCACTGTTTTATTTTGTGATATTGTAGGGTTTACAGAAATCTCCAGGACCATGAGTGCTACAAAACTTGTCTCTATCTTAAATGAAATTTTTTCTACCTTTGATGACCTAGCTGAAAAATACCAACTAGAAAAAATTAAAACAATAGGAGATGCTTATATGGTAGTTGGTGGGCTTCCCAATCCTCAGTTAGATCATGCAAGTAGGGTAGCTTTTTTTGCTTTAGAAATTTTAAACACAGTTGAAAGCTATAAATCTAAATATAATTTTCCTTTACAAATTAGAATAGGTATTCACACAGGTGAGGCTGTAGCAGGTGTAATAGGTAAGAAAAAATTTATTTATGATATTTGGGGTACTACAGTAAATACAGCTTCTAGAATGGAGTCTCACGGAGTAGCCGGAGAAATACAAGTTAGTGAACAGACTTATTACAAATTAAAAGATAATTTTTTCTTTTTAGAAAGAGGAAACTTAGAAGTAAAAGGAATAGGTAAGATAAAAACTTATTTACTAAAAGATAAAATTGTAATTAGTTAAAAAATTATGGTTAGAAACTAAGTGAGCTTAATGAGAATTTAGAAGTTTGATCCTCTAACCATATAGTCTTGTTAGAATCATAGTATGATAGTAACGGTAAGGAATTTTCTAGTTGGTGTAGGCTGATTGGTAACTTGTAGTTTTTGGGCTTTTTTTTACAATCGAAAGTATAAAATCCTATAGGTAAATGAGTAAATTTGAAACGATGGATCCCTTAAATTCTTTTCAATCTACCTTTTTCTTATTTCTGCGATGAAAATAATTTACTATGTAGTAAAAAAAAGGATTTATTTTGAAAATTTTACTATTTTTATTAAAAAATCTTTTTTTTGTAAAAAAAAATGAAAGTCATGAATTTTTATAGGAAGGTTGTAGAGCAAAAGACAAAAATTAAAAATAAAAAAGTCCTTAAAAGAAACGAATCAAGCTAGTTTGTTCCCAAACCTTTTTTTTTTTTTATTTTTTAAAAAAATAAACTTTGTTGTTACAATCCTTGACAGTCCTATGTTACAACCACTTTTTGAGTAAAAAATTTATTACATTCCGTTGTTACAATCCTTGACAGTCCTGTGTTACAACCACATTTAACGAAAAACACTATTTTTTAAAATGCCCG